AAAAAAAAATATGAGTAGAGAATATACCGATGTGACTCGTGAAGGTGGTCGTACCTTCGTTGGGCGTCGAAGAAATCGTCGAGTGACGATAAGATTCCAAGATTTTAAAGTAAACGGTAAATCCATTGGTAATATCAGTACTACACGAGACTGGGATGCAGTGGGTGATGTTGAATTCGTTTTACCTGAAGTGAATATTGTTACCGAAAGACCTAATATCCCGGACGGTAGTACTCGTCATAATGGGAGTGGTCGCGATAGAGGCTGTGAAAGTTGTGCTATGGGTTGTCATGGTCCGCAATAAAGAAAAAGGATAAACATGTTAGATATTATTGAGCGAGAGCTAGATCCTGGTTATCCATTAATGGGTCTATTCTTCACTAATTATGAAGAATTCGAACAAAGTCAAATTAAATCGATCATTTATCATGAATCCGATATTCGATCCGATATACCACGATTTAACTATTTAAGAAACCTCGTAAGAAACAAATCTCCGCATCCAAGTGAGGATTTACTTTTAAACGGTATCTATTACGTTAACCATCAAGGTAATCTTGATATCCAATATTTTGCCGAGATGATGGAGTTGTCGTTAAAAGACTATATCGTGTTTGTGGATGCATTTAATTTCTCTGCTGATACTATTCCAGATAACCCATCTCTCTTTAAGGTTTATCGTAGAGATGAATGTGTGATGGTTGAGGGTAAGTATTGGATGCCGAAAGAATATGCAGATTCATCGGTAAGAATTCCTTACGTGAACCCAACCGTATATCATCATAAGGTGGGTGATATCTTTAAATATGGATTTCATTATCAGTACGATAAAGAACAAATGCAATTCTTTTATAACCACGATCTTGAACAATGTAAGTTAAGATTCTTTAAAGGACGCATTCGTTTTGATGTCTTAAGACAGCTTGGTGATACGGATGAGCGTTTAGCCGACTATAGTCGTCTGATTTATAGCATGTTTAAGGCGAGTAATCTCTATCAGACATTATCTCCTTCGGTACGTGAAAAGGTCGATCAGCTAGCCATCACAGATGAAAAATCCATTGAGAAATTGATTGATCGTGATTTACGCATCCAAAAAATCATTGAGGGTTTAACTAAGTGAGTTTATTCCAAATAGTAACGAATACGAGTTGTAATCTACGTTGCACTTATTGTTACGAATACCTGGATAGTAAACAAAACAACGCTGAATCCATTATCGCGACCTTAGAAAAATTTATGATCGATGATCAACGTAAAGGTCGAAATGATGGTCGATTATTATTGGACTTCATAGGTGGGGAACCATTTTTGGTTCCCCATTTGCTCCGTCAGGTATTTGATTTTGCTTTATCGAATTATTCAAAGTATGGATATCCATCAGTAGGGTTTAATTTCTCAACCAATGGAACACTGCTGAATAAACCGGCTCAAAAGCAATTACTATTAGATTATAAACAGTATATTTACTTAGGTATTTCGATGGATGGACCAGCAGAGATCCATGATAAGCATCGTTTGACGATTGCAGGTAATGGTTCACATCAAGATGTCATGAAAGGTTATTATCTTGCTTGTGATATTCTTGGGAATGACCATGTTTCAATTAAGGCAACCTTTACTAAAGACTCTATTCCTTATCTTGCCAAGAGTCTGAAATATCTAGTATCCTTAACCCCCCCCCCAAATTTGGTTGCGTGGAGTTTCAATTTTGAAGAAAAATTTGATGAATACGATGGTCTTCTAATTGCAAATGAATTCATGCATGTCATGGAATATGTCCAGAGTCAGAATATTACGACGCCGTTATATCGTTTATCGGGAGAATATGCGGTATCCTCTTCTGCACATCTTCCTTATCTTCGAAAGAAAACCACAAGGATCCAACAAAACCGATGTGGTTCTTGCAGTAATATGCAAAGTATCGGATACGATGGGAAGGTCTATGGGTGTAATCGATTTTTAACGATGAAACAAGAAGGAACGGAGCTTGGTCATTTTGAAGGAAACGAGTTTATTAAAGATGGACCCATCGTGGAATCCTTTATAAACGCGTATCAAGAGATTCCAGAAAGTTGCCATACTTGTCCTTGGAATGGAACTTGTCAGGACTGTCCTGCTGTCGCAGTGGATGAAAAGATCACTCATAAGCAGTATTATAGTGAAAGAAGGATGTGTGGGGTAACCAAAGGGATGGAACTATCTCGTCTGTATAACCAGTTAATAATATTAGGTAACAAGAATGGAATTAACGATCGCAGTCACCAATAAATGTAATCTCCATTGTGATTTCTGTATCAATGATGAACGCATGAAACAAGAAAAAACAATGAGTAAAGATCTCCCTGAGCTACTTGAAGATTATCTTGAAGCACACGGTGATCAATACGATGGTTTTGCGTTAACAGGCGGTGAACCTTTGATGGATTCCACAAAACTCGAAAACATTCTTTCAGTCCTTTTATCGCATTCTGAAGATAAGATGATCACGATCAATACGAATGCTTGTTATTTGACTCAAGAAATGGTTCGTGTATTTAATTCGTTTGATAATATTCATGTGATGGTTTCGATTGATACCATCTTAGAGAGTGAGAGAGGGATCTTTAAGTTATTAGAGAATGATTATCGTGAAGGATATCTTACGTTAAGAAATATCTTAAATTTAAAGAGCAAGTCTATCGTCGTAGTGCTAACAAGATCATTGATTAAACGATTTGACATGGCACTTCAGATTGGGTTATTAGCGAAATATTTTGATTGTAAAATCGTATTAGCATTAGATAGTCGACCATCTGCTTTATCTGAACTTACCATCGATGACGTGCATTTAATTGGTACGATGATTTATAATCTGTCGATACAAGGTGTTTATCATCGAGTGATGTTTAAACAATTCTTTACAACTGCTTGCCATGGTCATGATTACCATACGTTTGGTTGGAATGGATTGATTAGAGAATCTTGTACCCATGCTTCTGAAAAAGGTTGTGGTAAATATCAAGATCTCATGAAACCCGGGTTATACGATATCTTATCGAAGTTAATCAATTACGATAAGTTTGACTATACCACCACGATAGAAGATGAACCTAACTACGATCCATCAAGAGGAACAATCGGTAAACGTTATGCGGAACATCAACCGAAACGTAAACAACTTCAATATGGTGAGCGAATCAATATTCGTCAAGTTGGGTAAACAAGATATCCATAAAAAAAAATAAGATGATAGCGTAGAGGATACCCTCTACGCTATATGTCGGATTAGAATGGAACTTTATCACCTATTTCTGTATCTTCAGAGGCTAGTGATGCATCGAGATTATTACGTTCATGATAATCCCGTACCGTTGCTTCCACCATATTGAAGAAGTCGAATAGTTCAATACTGGTATCATAAACAGCAGCAGCGAGAGTGTCTTCGTAACCATTCGTAATCTCAATAAAGAACGTATCCATAGGTTGTTTTAATTGATCGTAAAACAACACTCGGATTTCTTCTCTTGGGAATTCTCGAAAGAAGTTATTATAACTATCAATCACGATACTGTATTCTTTATTTGATCGTTGATAAAAACGAGAGGATACGCGTATCGTGATCTCTAATGGATTAGATGTATTCTCCATAGATAGATTTCTCCTATATTTTCATGTTGTTAATGCGTGAAATAGATTTCAGCAAACCAGAGCATCCCAAAGAGATTTGTGACGATTAAGTATCGTTTGACCTTTCGATAATAACGATAACACTCGTATTGATCTCCTCTTAACCAAGCTTTGATCAATGAAAGTGTAGCAAAACCTAATAAAAGAAGACAAAGGATCGTGAAGAAAGGGGATGCCACGATCAGCGATACCCCTAACATTTTAAGCATGGTTACCTTCCGTCCATACGTTCGTGTATGGAATATTACGGTAATAAGCATCCATCGATTCATCGATACTTTCTAACATCTTACGGATCGTTTTATCTAATACCGTTAAACGCGTATCGAGGTCATCTTCTACCTTATATTGGATCACGGAAGCACGATTCAGGAAGTTTTCGTACGGATGCGTAATCAGAACACGATAGATACGTAATCTTTGAAGATCTATATTTAAGATCGCATTCACTAATACCGCATTATTACGGTAGGCTTTCAAGAATTCACCATAACGGAAAGTCATCATGATCCCTTGTTCTTCACGTAATACGACATGGCGATTGACGGTTTCGATACGGATCTTAAAGAGATCACCTTCAGTGGGATCTTGGAGTGCATGTTTATACCCAGCAGTCGCTAATTGGAAAATATGTCGAGCAGTCTCTGCCCATCGAATTTTAAGTGTACGATCATCCAGTTCTTTCGCAACTAACATGAAGCAACCAGCTAACTCTTTATCGTCTTGATAAAGATGAAGTTGGGTTTGGATGTGATTCGATTCACGATACCATTGTACAAACTTCTCCGCATAATCTTCAACGACACCATCGAATTCGAATAGATTAGTGAACTCTACCACGAAATGATTTGGGAAGAATTCAGTTTTACCTGCACTATCTTCTTTACGATAAGGTTTAACAACTAATCGATATTTCATTTTTTATTCTCCTTCTTTTAACCCGTTCAATAATTCATCGATGCTCTTACGCCAGCTAAAGCCAGATGCTTGAGCATGACCACCTCCACCAAATGCAGTTGCAATCTTAGATACATCAACATTCTTTTTACTACGTAAACTACAATTCCAATATTCGCCATTGTAAGAATACATTAAGGCGAAATCTACTCCTTCCATATTCACCAATCTATTACCGATATCAGAGGTAAAGAATAGATTCACATTTACTGCTTTTCCTTTCAATACTTTTCCATCTACTGGATACGTGATATCCGTTGTATTTTCCATGAGAAGATTAATTTGGTTGTGCTGTACAAGAAGACCAAAGACACCTTGATTGATAAAATTCTCCACCACGGAACGGTTCAAGAATTGATCCAAATCATTTAACTCTAATCCCATATTCATGAAACTATAACAGAATGCTTTACTTAATGGATAATACCATTTCCAGATATCACGGTCTTGGATATAGAGGATCCATTTTGGTACGGTTTGATCGAGCATGTTATCCAATTCTTCCTGACTGAGGTTATCAGTATCTTTATTACGATAACCTTTATTGAATACAGCCAGGTTAATACCGCACCGCTCATGCGGTTATCCATATAGGATTCGTATCGACCTGCTGACTTCAGGGCATCGATCGCATTGATGGTTGATTGGTCACGTTCGAAAGCGGTCTTATGATGATCGATTTCAACGATTTTTACATGCGGGAATAAACAGCTGATTAAATTTAATGGATCAAAATGTAGACTGAAATCCGTGACGTAAATAGTTTCGATCTCAGGATGATCATGAAGTTTTTGCCAGAACCCTAATTGCTCAAGGTCTTCTAATTGTTCACCGGTATGCGCTAAGAAGTAGATATCTTCTTCTTTTAATTCAATACCTTGATTCTTAAAATGATCTTTGATCACCCATGCGGCGGTTAACCCGTCATTGCATTGTTTGTGAGTAATGATTAATGCTGTTTTATTTTCCATGTTGTTTATCCTTGATTTTCTTGATTTCTGCTTTTGTTCTTTCACGTTGTGCGTATGGATAGAACGTAGGGAGTTGAGCTAACACGTTACGATAGATATCGTCTACAGTATAACGTTCTTTGGTCAACGGTACCATGATTTGTTGTAGGTGTCCGTGATTCCAACAAGAGAGTCGGTAATGTCTTTTCTTCTCTTCTTGTTTCGGTAAGTAAGGTTCTAGTACTTTACTGTTGAGTAAGAAAGGATGATGTTGACGTTTTTCACCGTCAAGATAGATTTCCTTCGTATCAACGATTCGACCATCGTAATAGAATTCAAACTTGATCAAGAAGTATTTTAATTGCTGTAGCATGATTGATTACCCTTATCACTGATTAACGGATATAACCTTTTTCAGCACTTTCCATGATTTCTTTTTGAATCACGGCAGAAAGCGTCTTTATCTGTACTTGACGATTCTTTGTCGTATCTAACATGTGTTTGAAGTTATGAGAAGATTTCGTCACACCAGCTACATTAACGATAACGCCAGTGACGCGATCAAAGATCGCTTGTCCTTCAGGTGACTTCATGAATGGGTAGATATTGTCGTCTTCTATCTTCTCTAGCTGATTCAAAATATCCCCGTATAGGGTGTCAAATAGTAAAGTATCTAAATCCGGTAGAATCGTTGGAAGAAGTTCAGTCATGCCAGTTTCAGTGTTCACCACTTGCACTAATTGTGGTTTAAAATTAACAGCAAGATTTGATTTGTTTCCGTTAGCAGATACGAATAGGTATCGTACACGGATGTTAGCGATTTTTGCCAGTGTATTCATGTTTTTGTTCATGTTTGATTTTCCTTATATTGAATGTTATATATTTCAAAGTATGGTTCTAGATTTTTGCAGAAGAACCTAGAAAACTTCCGTAGTAATATACTAACTGAACCAACGACTATGTTGATTAGGTTAGATCGTCAACGAATTCTATTGACGGAATTCCATTACTATCTCGGTCGATAATAAATCCGTTCTGCCAATAAGAGTTCATCCATTGACAAAATTCACCGAAGTTCATGAACTTCGGTATAACTGTTTCTGTCATGGTGATTTCCTCCGATATTAACTGAAGTTAACACTAGAGGGATAGTGTCAGCTATCTCTCACCCAGCAGGGTCTAAAACCCTGCTTCTATTAGGTAATATGAAGGTATAATTTCGATACCCTTAAGGGTATCGGTTTATGTCCGAACAGACATAGTCCGGATAGTTTTCACTATCCGGAAATATACGTTATAGGTAATGGGTTTTATCGTAATCGAAGATATTGTAGCTGATGTTTAAACCAGGTGTCGTATTTGTTGCACGTTTTGGTAATGACTGCCAGTGCATGATATTTTCTAAATTGAATATCGTATATAACGCTTGGTCGCCTTGCACCATAGATCGAAAGTTACGGTTCCCATTTTTCCCGATGTACTCTCCTACGTTATCACTATATACTGTTACTGACGGTTGACTTCTTGAATAGAAGATAACCCCATGTTTCGATCGAACATGGTTCACCAGTATTGAATTATTCCATTCGATAGTTTTTGCTCTAAGTAAGGCGTCGTCACGATATTGATGTTTTGTGTTGTGACTATTGAAATCCCCATTAAATGAAAAGATACAATCAGCAATCACGATGAGATTTTTTCCACGATCAACATTTATAATCCCCGGGAAATTCCCGTACATGTCATCACTGCCTAGTGGGTTATCTGAATCGATAATAAATTCAATTCCCCTCACTTCAAATTGATCAAGAGAAATTCGATCTCTAAAACACCATATCCGATCATTCGTTATTCTTCTTTTGAATCTTATTTTAGCTCGAGGAAAATCTCTTGCTGCGGTTGGATTGTAATAAGGTTGCCAATTTCGATTAATATAGGTTTGGTTCGTTATCCAAGTAAATATTTTCAATGTCGTATTGGGTAAGTGAAACGCATAGAAAGATCGGGTCGTATCTGGAGAATCTAAATTAAATTCTTGGTTTTCTTTTAACCAAATTGTTGAGGTGGGAGAATTCTCACTTTTAATCCGTCTTAGTGCTTCAGGTAATGTACGTAATGGCTTAGCGGTGGTTCCTGGATTACTGTCATTCCCAATTTGACTATCGATATAAAGATTTGCTAAATCTGGACTCGCTTCGATCCCGTAATATATTCCATCATCTCGCATCTGCAATAGGTTACCTGACTGCTTCGATATCCCAATGTGCTTTAACTCGGAAAAGAGTTTCCCTGGTGGAATAAGTTGTGTGCTCATAGTAAATTTTCCTTGTTCTGGGGTTAGTCTTTATTACATTATGTAATAAAGACTAAAGAAAAACGTAGTTAAAAGTTTACTACAACTAATACGTTATATGTGAATAATCCTTTTGTTCACGGTTAATTTTATTCATTAAACCTTTTATAAAATGTTGATTAATTCCATAATCCGGTAGCTGTAATTACCGGATTATGTTTGATCCGACATAAGTCCAGTAGAGGCACCTCTACTGGATAAGATCAAGTTCCTAAGAATGATTCTAAAATATCTTTAGCTGCATCGTTCACGATATCACAAACAACCTGATTCTGAAATGCATCGTAATCAATATAACCCTTTAGGATTTTCTTACGTTAACTATAATATAGTTTCTTTACTTGTTTCAATTCTTTGGGTGTGAGTTCTCGATGATTCTCTTCCATTACGTCTTGCAAAACGCTAGCAAGGGTTTCCTCCATCGTTTTTAATTTAGATTTCTTTACACGTTTTCTATACATGATTCTCTCCTAAGAGTTTTTCTTTAAAATTAAGGGTGTCATAGATCGAAGCACGGATCTCATCTGGAGATTGTCTTTCATAAATGGTATTTCTATAATGTAGTACTGTTTTAATATTATTTGATTCTTCATCTAGATCCGATATTTCGATCAAAATAGGATATTTCTGACCATATTCCGTTAACAGATATTTTGCTCTTTGATCTAATATTTTATCTATAATATCTTCAATTTTATCTCGCTGATATTTTAATCCGGTGATTTCATCTTTTTGACTCTTAAACTGAATCCATAAAACCCACATCTCTTTTCTCCTCCTAATATCTTTCTTCAAACCAAAGGGTATCGTAGATAGCTGCAACGAGTTGACCAAATGTCCAATCACCACGCATTATGCTTTTATAGTTATATTCAGATTTATACCGTTCAGTGGAAGCAACTTCCACTAATACGGGTGAAGGATAATCGCGGTAATGTGCAATGATCTGATCCTTTACTTCTGGTTCTAACAACATGTTAATAGCATCTTCTGCTTTATCGCGATCATATCGTAATGTCGTTAACTCACCTTTTCGATTCTTAAACCGTATTCTTAACATCCACATCTTGATGGTCCTCCTCTTCGTCTTCTACGTCTTACCTTACGCTTATAATAGCTATCGTCTAATTCATCCATACATCCCTCCATATTTAGACTACTTATCAATACCGCTATCCCTTGTCTCTTTACTCGTTCTATGTACCTTTATTATCTTACTTAATATTAAGGAAAATATGAATTATGATTCTGTTCGCTGAAGATTGGAATAAAGCAGAGAATAGTGGACCAGAAGGATTAGGTCCTATCGTGGATTATTCTACCACGAATAAATCCTTTATCGATTATGCGTCATTATTATACCAGATGGGTATCAAGAACTGGGCATGGCCATTAGCTTTACATGACCCTAAATTACAAGGTGTCAATCCTTACGATGAAAACTTATCTGAAGAACTCAAATTACGTATCGGGGTAGAACTCCAGAATAATCCCTGGTATTATTTACGTGAAGTAGCATTAGTTCCACCAGTAGCCGGTAGTGAACCTGTCCGCTTTAGAGCCCACCGTGCTAACGTCGGGATGTTCTGGTTGTTTATGAATAACGTCTCGTTCTTCTTATTACAGCCTCGTCAGACAGGTAAATCAGTTGTTGCCGATATGATTAATAACTACTTATTACATTATCGTTGTTTTAACAATGCGACCATCTTAGTAACGTTAACCCATACGCTATTACAGGCCAACTTAGAGCGTATCAAATACATGCGAGATCTCTTACCGCAATATACATTAGAACGTACTAAGAACGATAGTAAAGCAAAAGAGATCTATGAGTACTTAGCCCGTAATAATAAGTTAGTAACCAAGATCAGCCAGAACTCACCCGGTAATGCGAATAAGTTAGGTCGTGGTAACACCACACCGATCCAACAATACGACGAGGCGGCTTTTATTGAATACATGGATATCGTATGGCCTGCAGCAACAGCGGCAACAGGTGCTGCGCGTGATTTAGCACGTGAACGGGGTGAACCTTATGGTACGATTATTACAACCACAGCAGGCGATAAGATGTCTCGGAGTGGTCGATTCATGTATGACATGTACATGAATACAGCGGATTGGACGGAACATTATTTTGATTGTCAGAATCAAGAAGAACTCCATAAAGTCGTCATGTTGAATTCTAAAGACCATGACTTGATGGTAGGTGCCACGTTTAACCATCTTCAGTTAGGTTATACGGATGAATGGTTACGTGGTAAAATCCAAGCATTAAAAACCAATGATCAAGATGCCATCAACCGTGACTATTTTAATATCTGGACATCGGGCGGTAAGTTATCACCATTATCACCTGAATTGAATGAAGCGATCTTACAATCTGAGAAAGATCCATTATTCTTACAAATTACGAAGAACGGTTATATCGTGAAGTGGTATATCCCTGAGAATGAAATCCGTCAATATATGAACCAGAACCACTGTGTCATCGGTGCAGATACCTCAGAAGCAGTGAACCGAGATGCGACTTCGTTTATTATCATCAATGTTTCTACGTTAGAAACCGTCGCTACCGTATCGGTGAGTGAAGCCGATGTGATCAAGTTAGCGGATTTCTTAGCAGACTTCATGGGTGTCTTCTTAAATACCACATTGATTATCGAACGTAAATCTACGGCTGTCACATTTATTGAAACAATCTATACGAAGTTTAATGCATTAGGATTAGACCCATTTAAACG